AGCCACTGCCGCTTTAGGGGGCTTTGCCGCCTTAGTAGGAAGTGAATCAGCATGAGCATGATATTCGGTCATTACATCTTCACGCTTTTTAATGATTTTGCCACCGGGCCCTAATTCATCACCACGAGCATTAACTTTAACATTGCCCACAGCCAAAGTCATTTCATTTTTAATACGTAATTTGTCAAGGTCAATTTCTTTACCTTGCATTGTTCTATAAACACTATTTGTTGCCATTGTTATCTCCTAACATTATATAATTACTTATCTCAAGAATTCGTGCCAGTCTAAATTATATTTTAAACTGTCTATTCTATGTATGCCAATTAAGTACAACACATAACTAGCTACGCTAGACCCACGCCCAACTCCCCAAACTACATTATTAGCTCTAAGCGTATCTACAATATACTTTAAAACAAACAATAAATCGAGCATATTATGCTCAATAAATGCTTCAAGTTCTTCACTTACCCTATCTGTTTGTTCTTTAGTGCTACAGCATCCATATAGATACTCTACTAAGTTTGGAAAATAATTGTCGGGAATAAACCAAGATTTTTGATTAGCTTTATCAAAAGATTCTAAATCTGGGTTATTAACAATTGTCTTAGGAGTACGTCCTAAGTGATTGAACAATTCCTGCACCTCAGTAGTGGACTCGGCAAAAATTTGATCAATATGTTCTAACTGCCCTTTATAAAGCATATTAAAAATATCGTGTTCTTGAAAGATCGGATTACCGTAAGAGTCTGATAGCATCTAGCTATTTTACTTGACATTGATCAGTTTGTCAAGTCCTTTATCTCTATTTTGGTATTGTTGCTGCCATGCTTTTGCTCGTCTACTTCTTAGCTCTTCGTTATATAGATCTAAAAATAACGAGATTTGAGTTTGTAGTGCAGGATTACTGCTCTGCCAATACTTTTTACTAAGGTCAGAAACACGAGTTTCAATTTCAGCATCTTTTAATTGTGAAAAATCTTCAGCTAACGGATGCATTAGGCAAATTCTCCAAGGTATCTAAGATACATTTTACTACCACTGCCGTAGTCGTATTTTGATGCTTCTACCATAACAGTTTTTCCAGCTGGGACAGCAATAGCATGACTGGTAAATTTTCCACTATCATCGTCTGATACTGTAGCTAATGCATTAGTTGCAAATGTGACAGTGTGTGATGATGTTTGATTGTTTTCTAAATGAATACGTACCTTAGCAAATCGATTATCTAATGTTGACCAATTAGTTAACGTTAGTGTAACATTTGCATCTCTTAAAGTAATTCGTTGATAGTCACCTGTAGAAACATCTAAGTTGCCTGTAGGAGCCTCAAGAACAGTAGCGACTGAACCGTATAATTTTTTAGTTACAGCATTTTGGATAATATTTCCACCAAAATCATTAGTTGCATTTAATTTAGCAGTAGTTGCCTGTAGACCGGTAATCTCAGTTGCTGACTGTGAAAGCCCATCTTTGATAATTTGGAAGTTATCTCTAAAACCTTGACTATTGTTGTCTTGGCCAGCTACTGGAAAATTGGCATCAATTGTTGATGATACTATCGCACTTGTCATGTTATTATAGTCCTGTCGTTTCTAAATACGATATATTTATCAGTGGTATCACCGGTGACAGAATCTATTGTATATCTATCAATAGTGTAGTCAATTTTATTAAAGCTAAAGTCCGTATTTGTTTTTAAATAATTTTTAATGTTAAGCAGAATGTCACTGCCGCGCCCAACTTTACAAAAACAAAGTGGAATGGCACTAACAAATCCTAATTCTTGAACACTACCATCTTGAACAGTTCTCATCCATAAGGGCATATAGTTTCGATCATGTAATCCTAATTGTTCAATACGCTTGCGCCATAATGATATACTTGCTGGTCCTCTAAATTCACCATCAGGATATACGTCATTACGATCCGCAGTCACTGAATACGGTTGCGGCCTACCCCAAAATCTTTCAGAAGTATCAAATGGTCCGTTAAAATATATGTTAGTCTGATCAGTAGTTACTTTTACCGGGTCAATAGATACGGCAACAGCTAAGTCTAAAGTCTTATTACCAATTTCTAAAGGATCAATAACGTCGATGTAGATAACTTCATACACTACATTATTAGTACCGGGCACTTTTGCCTGAGCTAATTTTATATCTCCCAATTTAAATCGTTTTTTGCGATGATTTTGACCAACTACTGAAACTACCTGTGCAGCAGTTTTGGTTTCTATGCCGGCATATACTGACATTTTTAATTCATTCTGAATTCCAAAATTACTGTCACTTGGTCTATATATTGCAGTTGCATCAAATACATCGCCATTTCTAATAAACGTTTTAAACATTTCTCTTTGATCTAATTTGAGATATGGTTTTGCAGTTATATTACTATACAGTCTGTTATTAGGAGTAGTAACTGTTAAACTAAATGTTCTTGATATTGCACTGTAGCCTAAAATATCTCGAGCTTGTACAGTAAACGAGTACGAACGATCAAATGTAGTAGTCCCTGCATCTAATCTAAAACTATTACCGTCAAATGTAACAATACCTTGATTGGTAAAATTATACACTATCCAATTATTTAAATTAAATGTAGCACTTATGTTAGCCATAATTGCTTTATAATATACTCCGTTATGCAGCACTACATTATTTAGATTGTAGTTTCGCATAGCTTTCCATTTACTCTGATATTGAATACTGTCGCCGAACTGTGTTACTTTTCCAATAATTTCCCCATCGAGCGCGAGAGATAATCCAGGTGGCAGTTCGCCACTAGTTTTTACATATAGTATAACAGAGTTAGAAATAGTACTTGATGCAGTAATTAACAAACTGCTAATCAAGTTAGCTTCGATAGAACCTAGATTTGATCCAGTCATCCATCCCATTACACTTTCAACTTCACCTAATAGCTGTATAGTAAATGTACGCTGACTATATGCAGTTTCTGCACGATCACTTAATCTTGTTGCAGTTATTGTAAAATTATAAGTTTTAGTAATTGCTGGCTGATAAGGAACAATACCAAACACTTCAGCAGTTCCGGGATCAAATTGCATTCCTGGAGGTAGCACACTAGGTGAAGAATCCGGATTGACACTATCTAATGAATAAACAATGGGGCCAAGATCTAAATCTTCGTAAGTATCTAATCTAATAGTTTGGTAGTTGTTTGCCCTACGTACCCCAAGATTTGCAGGAGTAACCCATATTGGAGCACGTACATATGTTGCATCAACCATGAATGTACCAGAGCCCGCTGTTGTAACTGTATTATCTGCTCTAAAGTAGTCGTCACCTACTACGTAAATTTTAAACTTTCTTTTTACTTCAGTATCACCGTCTGTAATCGTAACTACAAACTCATAATTACGATTTAATTTCTTTGGGCTAAGACTAGGTGTACTGTAATCAAAAATTGCAGTATCATAGATGTAACTATCGTAACCATTAGTTGATCTATAACCAAAGTCAAAAGCAACTGCATCGTAGACTGCGGTGTCAAAAAATCCATTCCCAGCAGTTGCAGGAATAACTAATGCAGGTTGTATCCAACCTACGATTCTTCCGGAGTCAGTTAATACTAAACCGGGTGGAAGAGTTCCTCCATTACTGGCAATGAAATACTTTAATCGTTGCCCAGCGGCAGTGTCGGGATCAGTAGCAAGTAGTTGGAAGTCAATATATGAACTATCAAGGATATAATAAACATTGTTAGGGCCAACAGGCAATGTTCCAGCAGCAGTTTGCCACACTGGTTGATCGGCACCTTCTACATTAATTGTAAAAGTCCTATCTGAAATTTCATTGTTATATGATGCACGTATTACAAATTTAAATTCAGTCGAACGGGGCACTTCAAATGCTGATCCAACAATGGCATTGCCTACTATCCTTAACCCCGGAGGAAGTTTTCCTGAAATTACAGAGTATGTGGCAGCACTTACAACAACAGGCAACGGTTGATTTATTGATGTTCTTTCTTGTATAGTACCAAAACTATATCCAGAACGTTCAGTCCATACGCTCAGTGGCATAATTATAAAGTCCTTCTTATTCTTGGTCGAGGATATACTGCACCAGTACTTGGTCTAGGTTTGTAATTAATCTTTGGAAAAGTATTTCCACTAACTGCTCTTTCTTTGTAATAGTATAAAAACAAGTTAGCAGCACCTTGTAAATCTTGCCCGTCAGCAGCACCGCCTGATGTAGCTGTTAACTGACTTTGTTTAGCGTATGCAAGTATATAGGCTTTGGATTGAGTTTGATTCATACTAGGATATATTTCTAATGC